AATTGCTCCCTTTTAAGTTCGCCATAGTTCCATACTGCTTCCCCAAGTTGCGCCTCGGTCTTAGTTAGTCGTTGTTCTAATTCGTCAATTTTATTAGCACGAATACGCGCCAGCGCATTTGCTTTACCTAGTAGGTCATGCAGTCTTCGCAATTCATCATTGGCTTTCTCATCCTTCGCTTCTAGTGCGGCTTTAATGGCGGTGATTGCTTGCAATTGCTTTTGCTGTGGATACATACTTGTTTCCAACGCCTCCAATGCAAGGCGTAATGCTTCGTCTTTAGTCATGGTTCTAAAGCCCTGTCTTTTTCTTGTGCAAGATGTTGCCGCAATTTGTTAACGCCAATCATTTCTAGGTCGGCAAATTGTTCATCAACTAAAAGCCCCATGATGCTAATGCCCTCATAGGTTACATCTTCAATGTTTTCAAAATATGCGCCATGTTCATCGCGTTCATACGACATAAGGCAAGTAACGGTTTCGCCCGCCGCGCCTGTTGTGGCGTTAAAAGTAAATTCGTAATCGTTCATATTTGACCTTTTTGAATTACATAATCGTGAAAAACAATACCTTTTGTAATATCGCCAACTTTGTGGGCTTTAACCCAACAAGTTTGACCCGTTTTAAGCCGCCTTAAATGCCCTCTGCGGTCATGCAATCTAGGGCTTGCGTGTGTACCGCCTTGATACTCATTTTTAGGCTTTGCGGCTTCAACAATTACTGTAGTCCAATCGTAAGTTGGCATCTTTCCATCTTTAATTTTGCGTTGATTGGTAAAACTAAGTTTGACAATTGGTTTATGCGCTTGTACTGATTGCGTTAACGATTCCAGCCAATTGCCACAAAACGCAAGCATTGTTTCTGCCATTTCTTTAGAAATTTCCGCGCCATCATCTATAGGGCCATACCGCAACATATTGCCTTCAATTAAATAAACCATTGATGGAAATTTAGTTGGCATACGCCCTGTTACGCCCTTCCAAGTTGATATGACAATACCCTCATTAGGGTCAGTACCAACTACCATAAAAATAGTGTCAAATGACGCATGGCTTTTTGTTTTGCCGCGCCAAACAACAATGTTTTTTTCAAAAGGCGGTCGATATTTCATCAGCGGTTCGGTTACCGCTTGGCTTCTATCGTCAACATAACCCGACAAATCAAACCATTGGATTTCTGTAGGGTCTATGCCGCCATCAAAAGCCATTTTGATTGCTTCACGTATTAAAGGCGTCATACGGGCGAATCCTCAAAGTTATCGGGGTTGAACTTGGGAACGCGTGTTCCTTTGTCTTTTGGATTGGGAAAAGGTGGAAAAGGCCACATTGCTTTGCTTTCGTTTAGACCGTGATGTAACGGCATAGCGCAAGTATAAGCGGGCTTATTATCTTTTTCAACAAATTGTTTACTCCGTTGCTTTTATGCCACTTCGTTCGTTAGCCGATTCGGTGCGCCATATTTCCCCCTTAATGGTCGCCGCGGTCAATTTCCATTTTAGGGTTTCTTCTTCTTCAATTGCTTCTGCTAAACCTTTTAACAAAACTTGGTAATCAGGGTGCGCGTAGGCTTCGCGTTCCTGTGCCGCCGCGCTTTCGTATCCCGATTCCATTGCTACTTTCATCAGCAACGCCTTTTTGGTTTTACGGAATTCTTCAAGGTAGATTCGTTCGGCTTTAGCCTTGGCATACCTTGGCGCATTTTCTAAAATGAAATCTACTGTTTTGTAAGGTGGGTTCATTAGATTACCCCAATCATTCGTAGTGCGGCTTCAGGGCTATCGATGCGGCAAAGTGTGCCACCGTGCCAAGTTTCAAAGAAGTCGGCTTGTAGCCCCGTCAAACGGGCTTTGTTGGTGCTTTTAATTTCTACCAAGAATGTGTGACCGTGATAGCCAACCAACAAGTCAACGGGTAGGCCAATAATCCATACTGATGCACCCGCGGCGCGTAAGGCGCTAACAATTTGCGTTTGATTTGCATCAACCCTTGCGGCGTATCGCATTTTTTTTATCCTTTACTGTATTCATTCTTTGCTTTAATTCATCAGCGGCGGCTTGCCCGCGTTTGCTTGCAATGTCTTTAATGATTTTGTTCCACCATTCAATTGCTTCGCCCCTACCTTCTTCTAATTGCTTTTTGCGGAAACGCGCAACCCATTCCCGCGCTTCGCAATCTTTAAAGTGTTCCATGTCCATCAATATCGCCAGTTAATTCCAAGGCTTTAAGAATCACCCATTGCGGGTAATGCACTCCATCGCGCACCCTGTCTAAAATTCTCATAGCCGTTTCGTATGTCATACAAACAAAAGTTGTTGTGTTTTAACAGAACCGCCCGCATCGTAGCGTTTTGATTCGCCTTTTGGGTATGGCAATACGGCATAGGTTAGTTCGCTTGTCAAACGCTTTTTTAAGCCCTTGCTTGCCGCAAAATAAACATAGCGATGTTTACGCGCCCGTTCAACAAAGTAAACATTTTCTTCGCCGTACTTTTCAATCACTTCAGCATTGGTCATTCCATGCGCATATGTTGTGTGATGCAAGTGTTCCAAACCTTTTACCTTTGGGTCTTTAAACTTGGAACTTAGGCCCGTGTAAATGAAGTTTGTGGCTTGGTAAACATAACCTACATGGCCTTGGTCAGAATCAGCATACGAAACCACAATGCTAGGCTTGGGCAACATATCCATCGATTTGGCAACTAATTGCGATGCAATGTTTTTTTCATTTAGGCAAACCAATCGGTTTAGTTCAATCACATTATCTTGCCATTGCTTGCCGCATACGCCTTGCCGCAGGGTAGAACTTGCCGATGTGCCGTATGTCACCACGCCAATCAATCGGTCATTGATGTAAGCGCCAAACGCATACGAAATTGATGGCATCCGCTTGGCATAGTGTTTTTCAAGTAACCAAGGTTCGGTTTCAAAAGTATTGATGGGCAGAACTTTCATTTGTACCCCAATGCTTGCGTAATTTGGGTATGCAGTTCAAGCGGCTTAACTTTACTTGGGTTGCCGCCTTCAATCAATCTAGGTTTAGGTAAAGCCAAGCCTTTTTTTCTAAACATTTCATCAGGCGACCTATCACCCATCAAAGCAGGTACATCACCTGTTTGCCCATCGTGCGCTTTGTACAGTTCACAAAAACGATGTTGTAAATAACTCAATTCTTTTGTTTCGGTGCGGCAAACTTTTGCCCATCCACCCATATCCCGAATACTTGCATGGGTTGCGCTATCGCCAAAATCAACATCGCTATATGCACCAACCGAACTCATAGCCTCATACACCCGCCCCCATTCACGCAAAGAACGGTCAGTTTTAGTGCCGCCCAAGATACGCACAATATCGGCAACCTTTGGCGCAAAATGTCCTTTGTCGGGGTCGGTCGCATGATTGCTTAGTGCTTGTACCACTTGTTCAAACTCAAAGGCTTGGCAACCGTTCCACCAAACATTCAATGTAAATTCGCTTACATCTTGTTTCCAGTAGCCAAGTGCATCACCGACCAATTGGTAAAAATCTGTTTTTTGATTTGCGTTCATGCTAAACCCTCTTTCTTTAACAATCGTTGAACAACGGCACGGTTTGACGCTTCTAATGATTCCTGTTTGTTAAGTTTGGGTTTTATGCCATCAGGCGGCAATGCCTTGGCTAACCATTCCAAAGGTTGAACGGGTTTAGCCCTAATGCAGTCGCGTAGGGTGTTGACCAAGGTTTCATCGCCATGCGCTTTTCTTAGGCTACCTAAAAACGAACGGGCGCTTTTGTCAGTAGCCCCCGCATTGGTCAACAATGGAACACCATAGCCAAAAATAATTTCATCAGGCGTTAGGGGCGGTTTAGCGCCCGTATCTTTAGATACGGAACTTAGTTCTTGGTTTATAGTTTCTAGTTCTTGGTTTATAGTTGCCTTAACGATGGGTTGCGAATCGTTACCCATTGGGTTAGCGGTTGGGTTCTTTTTCCTACCACCTAGCCGCCCATTGGCCCTGTTTTTCTCAGCCATTGCATGATATTGCTGAATAACATCTTGGCATCGGGCATTGAACCAACCATCTTCATGCCTAACAAACATATCACTTAGTACGGTTTCAACCGTTTTGGTATCCAACCGTAAGCGCCGCGCAACCCATTGGGTATCCAACGGTATTTTGTTTTCGGTGTCGTAGTACATATCAAGCAAACGCCGATATGCCAAATCTTCATCGTTAGAAAGATGAACCGTTGCCGACCGATAGTCGGAAATATTGAATTGATAGTAGTGCATCACCACGCCCCAAATTACCCCCATCAAAAGAAACTGCGGCAGGCGGGGGGTGTTCGCTTTTCGGTTTGCTCATGACTTCAAACCTAGCCGTGTTTCAAAAAATTGTATCAAAGAATCAATAAGCCGTGCAAGATTTTGTGTTCTTCATGTGTCATGGCAAAGTAAAAATTTTGCGTATCGTCTTTATGCAAGTGATAGCAAAGCAAATGATATATCGAATCATTCATTGATTGATTGGCATAAGCAAATGCTAAATGGGTCATCATCAAAGATTTGTGATGTAGGTATTTTTCTATCTTAGTCATTTGAACCATTCGGGTTTTAGTACCTTCAATTGCCAAAGTCGCGCCTTGGGTATTTCTTTCCATTGGCTAATTGCCGATTGGTTAATACCCAAGATTTGCGCTAATTCGGTCTGATTGCGTACCTTGGTTAACAATTCTTGTTTAGTCATACCTTATTATAAGCCAACTTATAGGATTGTTGCATAGGTGTAAATACTTAGAAAATATTTTTAAAAAAGTGTTGACATGGGTATAAGGTGGCTTATAATTCACCCATGCCCTAAACAAACGGGGTCTTTTAAAAGGAAATCAAAATGCAAACAGTTCAAATTCAAACACGCGGTATCTGCCAATGTTGTGGTCGTGAGCAAGCAGTAGTTAACGGCAGAATGGCAAAGCATGGTTACACAATCAAACAAGGTTGGTTTACTGGTGTTTGTTCAGGTAAAAACTATGTTCCAGTTCAAATTAGCCGCGAAAAAACTGACCAATTGATTGCTTGTGTTGCTGCTGAAGTTGCTGAATTGATTATTGCCGCTGACAAATACAAATCACGCGAAATCACACCAAAAACTGCATTGACATATAAGCGCGAAGTTATTGCATTTGAGCAAGGCGACCATCGCCAACAATCAGAATCCCGTACACGCCACGAATGGGATTGCCGCAATCGCGCAAGAATGGGCGAAGATTTTGTTAAGACAATGACCGAAATTGCAAACAAGTACCACGGTCAACCTTTAGTTCAAATCACTAAATAAAGGAAAAGGGGGCGAAAGCCCCCTTTTCTTCACTTTGGCCAGTCCTTTGGCCTGTATCCACTCAGGTACGCCTCGATCAGTCTCACCATTCTCGGCGCGGGTTTCCGATACTGGGAACACTCATATGAAAGCTCCATCTTTCTTGTGGTGGTCACATCCGTATCAAGCACTATCGAGAACTCATGCAGCGTCAGGCCCAAAGCTTTTCGTGCATCCCGCACTTCACTGGGATTCATTTTCGTAATCCGCCATCTGGCACCCAACCTCGATGGCAATTGAGATTGCCCGACGAGCCAGTTCCTCTGGTGCCAGGTCTGTGTTCGATGCGGCCCCCTGAAGGGCCGCTTTTACGATTTCCATAAACTTTTCCATCTTCAATTACTCCTTGGTGATGATGTTGGTTGACAGCTTGCCCATCATTTCTGTGAGCGGGTTCATGTAATCGACATCAACGCCGATCTCGCGGCCTTGGTCGATCAGTCGGCCAATCGCGGCGATGAAGTCTTTTTTCTTCTGATCCTCAATGGATGTCATTTCTGCAATAAACTTCACACCCTTGGCGATAATGCCGTCAATGCCATCCCCGATTTCTGCGTGAATGAACTCAGTCTTAACATTTGTCCAAGACGATGATCTGTATTCAAGAGACAGTGTCAGGTCGTATCCGACCCAATTAACTTTCAGGCAGACGAGCGGGGCGTAGTACCCCTTGTCAGAGATGGCAGCCTCCATGGCTTTCATTGCAGTGTGGATTTCAGCGGCGTTCATTTTAATCTCCATCTGGCGAGGCCCTGTGCCTCTTCGAACTCTCTACAATGCGGCAACTGCCTCGTCAACTTCTATTTTCAATGTACCTCTTAACCATTTTCTTGGTGAATTTATGTATCGACTCCTCGACGCTT